TATATAATTCTTTTTATACCATCACTTCCTGTATAAGTTAACTTAACATAACTCACATAGTCTTGAGGCATAGCTAAAGATAACGATGGTGCTAGTTCAACTTCTATAGCTTTTACTGTTTTTAAAACATCATAGCTAAATTCTTGTAAACCTCTTTTAGCATGGAATAAAACATCAGACTTTCTAACATTGTCTATTAATTTTCCATCACCAACGTAAGCTACCATAAAGTTATTAATAACACTTGATAATGAAGTGTATCTATAATTACCAAGATTATTGCCTTCGTAATACGCTTGTTCACTTGTTGTTCCTAATAATCCCATTTATATTAATTTTCAAGTTGTGTTTTAATGTTATCTTCTTGAGTAGCCATTTGTATTACTGATGGATCTTTTATTACCACACCAGCATATTTTAATACACCTAATACTAATTCAACTTCTTCTGAAGGATGTAATGTAAAATCTACAGCATTATCACTATCAAAAGTTAAAGCTCCAGTAGTAGAATCTATAGTGTTAGCCCACACTGGATCAGTTGGAACAGATATATAATCCATTTGAATAGTTGATAATGAACTAGGATTTACCGTTACAGTGCTACCTGTTATATAGTATATTGGAAAAGTTGTAGAAGGAGCTGTTAATGGTGAAGATAATAAAAAGCTTAGTTTAGATTTTTCTATTCTTTCTACATCAGTTAATCTACTGTCTGCAGAAACATTTATAATATTGTAAAACGTAGGTAAAGTTCCTACGCCACTAGTTAATGATATGCTACTTGTAGCATAAAAAGGATCTATTTTATCCTGTATTTTTCTTGGTATATCAGCATATCCTTGTCCGCCTCTACCTGCAGATTGTCTAACTATAGCCCTGTTGTAGTCATAAAAAGCTTTATCAAGCAAATCTAATTGTACTTGAGAACCTATTTTATTAAACTCTCCAGGAGTTAAAAAACCTCTAGACTCTTTATTAAGTATTGATAATACTTTAGTGTATACATTGTCTACTGATATTGCCATGTTTATATATTGTTATAATCACTAGCCCTAATTAAAGGGCTGTGACTATTAGTTGTTAATTTATTCTTTTCTGTATTGATTTGTAAACTTCAACACCTTCATCTGTTTTAAGCCATGAAGCAAATGCGCTGTATGGGTTTTCATCAAAAGGTACTTCCATTAACTTTCTATCAGTTGATCCCCAAGTAAAAGTTCTTTGATCTTGTGATAATTTTATTATATTCATTTCGTTTGCTTTAATAGCAAAGTTCCTAAGTATAACATTTTCATCTTGAACTAAGTCTAAGAATAAAATAGGATTACTTTTAGCAAAGATATAAAGATCTCTTTTTATCTCACTAGAGCTCATATTACCTACGGCTGACCCATATTCAACTCTTAATATAGCTTCTGCTTGATCAATATCGATAGATACAGCTGTGTTAAGAGCTTGCATTTCAGTTTCAATGCTAAACAACTCTTCTTTAGCTTCTGCTACTTGGTCTTTTTCTTCATAAACAAATCCTTTTTTAGGGTGATATAAAGATAAAAGTTTTTGTAATGGTTGATTTTGTTTTGACACAAATAAAACACCTTCTTCAAAAATAATATGATCCAGTATAACGTTTTTATCTTGCTCATCTACAAACACAGAGTTTTGATTACTAGCGTATCTAATCTCTCTATTCATATTTTTACTTTCATCAAACCATAACATTGGTTTTCTTTTTGTAGATTTAGACTGTAATACATATGACAACGGCGAAGCGTTACCTTTTAAATAATACTGTCTATCTTTAATTTCCCAAGTTGGGCCTTGAGGTTCTACTACCTCAATCTTTTCTTTTTTAGCCTTTTTAGGCTTTTGAACTTTCGTTTCCATAATATAATATAATTAAATAGTTAAAAAAATAAACCTAAAGGCGCCATAAAGACGCCTTTGGTTTAATATAATTGATTACTATGAATCAATAGCTATTGTACAACTTAATACATCTGCATGTGCAAACACTGAGTTTACATCATCACAAACAACTAAGTATTTATTAGCGTTGTAAGCACCTACATCACTAATTTTCTCAGCTAGTGCTTTAAACACTTTTAGCTCAGAATCAGCAGTAACAGTAAGCGTGACAATATCAGCGGCAGAACCATCTGTACCAAAACTACCAATAGAACTTGAAAACTTTACTAAGATAGTTGCATCACCTGCAACAGTCATTCCAAGAAATCTTGACATTGGGTACATAGCGGCATCATCAGCTGCGTCAATGAAAATTAAAAATTTATCCATTTTGTTTAGTTTTTAAAGGTTATTAATTATGATTCTTTTAACATTACAAAGTTATTAGCACCTTGTACTACTAAACATCTTTCAGATAAATAGTGAACCTCCATGATGTCATCTCCAATATAAGAAGCAGAACCTACAGAACCAGTAACCCAAGATTTCATTCTTCTGTCATCAGTTTGTGAAGCTCTATATCTTACGTGTAAGAAAGGTCTTGCAATGTTTTTACCAAGTGATTGGTCATAAACACTAGAAGTTCCAGCAGGAATTAAACATCCTGAAACATCACCAAATCCACCTCTTGCAGCAGCATCGTTTAAGTATTTCCAGTCAGACTTATAGAAGTCATAAGAACCTCTTCTAAATCCAGAGAAACCTAAATTAAGCGCCATGTCAGCAGAGTTTTCAAATACACCAAAAGAAGCACCGCCTTGGTAGTTAGAGTTTAACCCAGCAACCATATCATCGATTGTAAGAGCTAAAGATCTATTTACGTAAAGCATGTTTTCTTCAATTGCGCCTTGCTTATCAAGGTTTTTAAGTAGTAAATCAAAATCAGCTAAAGAAGCTAAATCTTCAAATACATTACCTCTTGTTTCAATAGCAGCAAAAAGACCTTCAGATCCAAAGCTGTCACCAGCATCAGCGATAGTGCTATCAACAGTAGAAGCACCAGGAACACCTTTTACAGCTTCAACCATAGAAGTTTCAAGATAATCTTCAAATCTCATTCTAGTTTCACCAGCAGATTTTAAGTACCAAGAGTAACCAACGTTACCAGCTTCGTCACTACTTTCGATCCATCCGATTTGAGCAGTATCAGAACCAGAAATCTTAAAGTGATCTTTAATAATAATTGGTCTGTTGTTATACTGTTGGAACTGAGGCTTAAGTTCTCCTACCATAGAAGCAGAACCTTTTGCAAATTCAGAACCGTAAACAAATACATTTATTTGCTCGTTGTCAGAGAAAGCTACAGCAGTACCATCACCACCTGATAAATCAGTTTGAGTGTAAGGTAAAACAGTAAAGTTAGTATTGTTACCACCAGTAGCAGTACCACTAGTTTGGCTAACGTAACATTTGATAGTTTTAAGTCCAGTCGCAGTATCAGTAATAATAACTGTATTACCAACTCTTAGTGAGTTAGTTAAGTTAGTACCAAGCGAACAAGTACCTGAAGTTCCAACAAGTTGAATACTATCAGCACCATCAGCAGCTCCACTACTTTTATAAGCAATGTGAAGTCTGTTTTGCTCAGACCAAACTACTTGGTCAGAACTCATAGGCATTTCAGCCCCTACCATTTGTAAAAAACCGCTAATTGAACGATTTCCGTATCTTTCAATTTCTTGTTCATACAATTCTGGTAGATATTGTTGTGCCCATCCAGCAGTAGCCGAAGCTGTGAAATCAATATAATTGTTATCACTTACAGTTGGGGAAGGCATAGATGCTAGAGAGTATGAACCCCCTAGTCCTAAAGACGTATTAAATCCCATTTTGTTTAAATTTTAAGTTGTTAATTATTTTCTTATTTTAAATTTCAACCTTGAGGTATCTTCACCGTTTAAAACTTTGACTTTAAATCCTGAAGCATTTACAACAGGTGGTGCTGATCTTGGAGACATATCAATGTTTTTAGCTTTCATTGTAGTCTCTTTTATAGCATCAGCTTTACCTTGATCGTAAAAATGCTTTACAATTTTATCAATGTTTTTAGCAGCGTATAAAGCTTTGTGGTAACCCTTAGCATCATTCATCATATTATTATCGTCAACGTACTCCGATACGAAATTTAAAATATCACTTTGATACTGTCTAGTTTTTTGAACATCATTTACTTTAAACCTATACGTCTTTTCGCCTACGTTAAAATCAAAACCTTTGAAATTTTGGTTAAAAACATTATCAGTTGCGTTTTTAAAATGTTCTGCACTAGCTTTTTGAGCTTTACCTAAAGCTTGTTGCTCTTGGCTGTACTTATTGTAAAAGCTTACTGCTTCTTGCTGTTCTCTGGTCAATTTAGAACCCAACTTGACTTCCTTATAATATTGATCTTTTAAACCAGTAAGATGCTTTTTAGCTCTTGCAATTTCTTCCTTGAAAGCTAGTTTCTTCTTACGAATATCTCTTTGCTCATCAAGTTCCTCATCAAACTGAAAGTTATCTTCAATTAAGAAGTTTATTTCCTCCATGTTAAGATGTGGTTTAGTATTTTTATAATACTCTAGCAATAGAGTATCATTATCAATGTTTGAATAATCAGCGTTTAACCTAGCATAATCTTCTAAGCTACCACCTGTTTCTTCCATAAACTTAACTAAATCTTGTAAGTTTTCTGGTACAACAACTTGTGGTTCAGTTTGTTTTTCTTCAACTGGCTGTTCAACTATTGTTTCTGCTTCAACTTTTTTAGTTTCAGCTATTTCTTCTTTTGTTACTTCTTCAAGAATTACTTCTTCTTGCGTTTCACTTTGTTGGGCAAGCTCTTCAACTTGCTCTTTTTTGTTTTCTTCAGGAACTTCTTCGCTAGTGTTTTGTTCGTCGCGAACAGGTACCTCATCTGTGCTTTGCTCTTCAGTGGACTCATTTTGTTCTTGAAATTTTTTTAATTTTGATAAATCTATTTTAATAGTTCCATCGTCTTTAACCTCTTTGTAAGAGATTTTCTCTTCAACAGGTTTTTGTTCTTCAACAGGTTGAGTTTGTGTTTCCACCTCTTGAATAACGTCTTCTTGTTTTTCAGTGTTTTCCATGATATAATATTATATAATTAGTAAATTACCTAGGTTCAAATTGTTCTAGGCCAAAACCTTCTAAGTTATCAAATCCAGCAGATTCAAAACTTTTGGGTCCAGTGTCTTTTTTTCTTTGATCAATCAACTCGCTTTGTTGAGTTGCTTGTATTTTAGTTCTTTCGTCTTTACGATCTTCTTTTTGTTTCTCTCTTTGCTTAACGTTTTCAACCTCAGCTTGCCTTAATCTTAAATTCATTTGAAACTCTAACTCCATTAACTCTTTTTTAATAGCAGCTTCTCTTTCCATTTTTTGTATTTCAAACTGAGATTTTGATTGTTCTATTTGAACTTTTGACTGTGTAAGAGCTTGTTGTTTTTGCATTTCTGCAGTAGCTGATCTTTCAGAAGCAGCAGCGTTAGCTTCAGCTTGTACTCTTATATTTCTTTCTTTAAATGCTTGATCAGTTGTTTGTTTTTTAACTCTTCTTATTTTAAGCAGTTGATTAGCTAGTTTTAAATTTTTAACTTCTCTAATATCAATAGCATCATCAAGATTTATTTGTTGAGACTGTAAAGCAACTTGTATATTGTTTTCTAACAATTGTTTTTCTTCTGCATCAGGAGCTAACTGTAAGAATATACCAAAGTCGTGTAAATGTAAATTAGCCATTTCTTCTAGTGTTGCTACATTAAATTTACCTAATGATTTTATAAACGACTCTCTTGTTGGTGAATATTCAATAACATCAGATACTCTCATAGCAATACACTCAGCCATAGATAAAGTTAAGTATAAACTAGAATTTAATACGTGTCTAGTTGCAGTATTACTATTAGCAGCTGCAAGTTTCTGTAAACCAACTAAAGCATTTTTATCTGGCATACTACCATCTCTAGCTTCATTTAATCCAGTTACATCACGCATCATTTGTAAGTAATAATTATAAGTTTGTATTAAACTTTGTATCTTACCACCCTTAGAGCTTGTGTTTAATTCAGAAACTGGTGTAGTACCTCTATTAAAATCACCATCTTGAGTCATTGATCTACCAATTACAGAACCTGTTTGGAAATACATGTTTAATGCTTCCTGTGGATTATAATTAGTACCGTTACCTAAATCTATTTCAGCTAAAGCATCTGCATCTAAATAAACACCGTCTGGCACCATTTTAGACATAACTTGCTGTAGTTTTAAATGAGTAAGCTGTATCATATCTGCAAAACCAGTTATTCTACTTACAAGCGACTCTACTCTTCCTTGATATATTCTAGGGGCTACAACCGCGTAGCTCATAACAGCTTTAGTAGTATCTGCTTTTGGACGCATCATATTTTTCTTTAACTCCCACTTTAAAAGCTTTTCACCACTACCTACAATTTTAACACCTTCATAAACAACTTCAATGGCTCTATCAACTCTTTCAAAACTTTCATTAGCTGGTGGATTAAAGGTATCACCTTTTTCTAATGCTCTTTTACCACCTGTTGGTGTGTTTTTTATTTTATATACTTGGTTCATATATGTTTTATATTCAAAATACAAAACTCTAACCACGTTGTTGTCGTCTGACTTTGCTTTATAACCAGAACTACTAGCGTAAGATCCACCATAGCCTCTATATTCTTCTAGCTCTTCATCAGTAAGCTCAGGAAATTGTTTTTTAAGCTCATTAACGTATATTTCTTTTACTTCACCAATATAATATATATCATCAAAATAAGGTGATTCTGTAGGTGAATAAACTAAGTCAGCAGGGTCTACATATTCTACTTTTATACCTTCAGCTTTATTAAAAGAACTTTTTACAGCTCCCATACCTATAACAGCTAGATCATAATTAAATCTATCACTAACTAAATGGTATTTGTTTTTATCAAACACGCTACTTATAGCTTCTTCTTCTGCGACTTCAATACTTTGCTTATAGTTCAGCTGCATGTGAAGATTTAATTCTTCTTCTGAATCAGGTATTTCAGACTGATCATTATTAAAAGTGTCTATACCAAACTCATTTTTAACTTGGTTTTTAATATCTCTACCCATCATATCACTAATCATACTTTCAATATAATCAGTTCTTTTCTTTATAGAAAAAGGATCTTGAGAGTAAGCTCTAATATCGTATGATCTATCAGCCATACCATTTACAACTATATCTACAAATTTTGGTATAATAGGTACTGGTTTCCAGTCTAAATTAAGATATGATAAATCACCGTTAATAGATAATTCATCTTTGTATTTTTTAATTGATTGCTCTCCTCTAGCGTATAATCTTAAATTATGAAAAGACTCTTTAAACTTACCATGCCTGTTATAAGATCCGCTATTATTAAACCACTCGTGCTCTATAGCGTTACCAACCTTAGAACCATATTCTAACGTCATTTTTTCTACATCACTAACAGCTTGGCTAGGAAAAGCAGTTTTAATACCTTTATTAATCATTCTTATATTATTTGTGATCTAACACCTTTGTTATCATATTTTTTAATACCAAGGTTTATTGATTTTATTTTTCTTTCTTGAGTTGGTTTATATAGGTTTTTATTACAAGCCATTAAAGCTAAACCAGAACTTATTGAAGCATCAAATTTAGTTCTATTATTTATATCAAATTTAGCCCAGTCTTCTAATGTTCTTTGAAAATACATATCACCGTAGTTATCACCTAATTGTCCTACGTAATTTTCAATATAACTCTCTATAGCAGCAGCGTGTGCTTGCTTAATATCTTCACTTGAATTAGGTATACCGCCTATTTCTTTTTCTGTAACTGATAGTTTATTGTAAACTTTATCAGGTCTGTTCATAGAATATCCTCTGTAACCTCTACGTCTTAAGTAGTATAATAATCTAGGTTTGTTATTTTCACATAGTATTGGCATACCGTAAAAAACTAGAGCCATTAAAACATCTTCAAAAAATATTTCAGCTGTTTGTGGTCTAGCTACATATTCTAAAAAAACCCTATTAGGTGGTGCGTTTTCCATACTAAACTTAGTAACACCGTGTAAAGCACCATTAGATCCTAACCTATCTACTGTTCCTGATATATCATAAGAGTCACATCCAAATGCGCCTACGTGTTCGTTACCAGGGTATTTAATACCATTTTTAGTTATTACTCTATTCTGTAAAGTAACTTCAGGCACCCAACTAATTTTGAACCTACCATTATTGTTTGGCATAAATTCTACAGCAGTATCTTTTATACCGCTTTTCCATTGGAAACTACCTTTTGTTACAAGGCCAGACATTTTAACTTCTTCGTTATAATCTATTTGTTGGTAGAT